GCCAGGGGGATGATGTGATCAACTACCAGTCGCCCACTATGCGGTCCTTCGAAAGTGCAGCGGCCGTGGTCACGGACCATGATGGTTGCGTTCTCTCTCTGCCGTTCCCAACCACCACGCTTCGATGCCCGAGCCGCTTCGTAGACGCGGGCGCACGGCGCGCAGCGCGACCGGCCTCGCAGCACGAGCGCGCGGCAGTCGGCACAGAACTGCATCATCGCGGTGCCCTCCTCGCTACCTCGCGTTGAAGAGCCCGGGCTGCCCGGAACCCTTTAGCCGTTCGTCCGCCATGCGCAGCAGCTCGTCAAAGTCCTGAATGTACCCCGAGATGTGAAAGTGGATCTCGTTCACCACGCGGCCGCCGGCGCGCATCAGCTGATTCGTTTCGCCGGCGGGTCGGACGCTCGATCCGCGCGGGAGAATCACCATTTCGGGGCCGGCCTCCCCCACGAGCGCAGCGCCGCCAGGGGCGAAATCCGTACCACCAGCGAAGCCCAGGACATCTGGGAACCCGCTGGTCATACCCCCTGCCACAGGCGGCAGCCCGCTGGGCGCCCCACCTGGCGATATCGGGAATCCGCTGGTCATCCCCCCCGCCACCGGCGGCAGCCCGCTGGGCGCCCCACCTGGCGACAGCGGGAATCCGCTGGTCATCCCCCCTGCCACCGGCGGCACCACTCCTTGGTTTCTCGGCAAACCGCCCAGCGTGCCGAGCGACCTCGCGCTGTCGAGGAGCCGTGTCGATATCATCCCGGCGGCCCTGTCGAGAGATTCGCTACCCTCCACCACTGCGAGCAGGTTGTCCAACCCCTGCGCCATGTAGTACGGGTACCAGTTTTGAATCCCCTGCGGGCTGCCGATCCAGTTCCTTGGGTTCAGCGCCTCACCGATCTGCCCAGCAATTTCCTCGGCCTTTTTGATCACCGTCCAGGCCATGTCACTTAGGCCCTGAACGATCCAGTGGATGACCTGTGACCCGAGGTCCCAGAAATCGATGCTCAGAATGCCGTCGAAAATGCTCTTCCCGATGGCGACGGCCACCGTAGCGACCGCGCCGACCAAACCCTCCAGCAGAGGGATGAGGTTGCCAACAGTCGCCTTCACCGCCTCCCACCAGTCCGCGACCACCTGCTGCGCTCCCGACCATGCCCCCGCCCAATCTCCGGTCAGGAGCGCCACAACGATGGCGAGCACATCCGCGATCACCTTGAAGGTCGCAGAGACATCCGTTTTCACCTGTTCGAGGACCGGGCCGATGACCGCGTAAATCTCGCCCCAGTGGTCGTACACCCACTTCACGACGATCTTGAACAGCTCGACAAGGTTTTCCAGCGCGGGCTGAATGTTCTGCTGGTAGTACTCGGCGAACTCAGCGAACTTCACCTGCGCCCAGTCCGCGAACCGCTGCAGCTGTGGGATGGCCTTCACCTGAAACCAGTCCGCGAACTCGGCGAGCTTCGGGCCGAGCCAGGCGAAGAAGCTCTCGATCTTCGGCTGCGCGCTCGCCTGCCACCAGTTCGCGAATTGCTCCAGCTTCGGCACGACAACCGTCGCGAAGACGTCGCCGACTTTCGCCATGATGGGCAAGAGCGTCGCGCCGATTGTTTCTTGCACTTCGCTCAGCCGGTCCTGGAGGATCGCGAACTGCCCGGCTGTGCTCTTCGCATACGCGTCGCTCTGCCCCGCAAACTTCCCCTGCACCGCTGCCAGCACATCGGCTTCGTTGGCGACATCGGGCAGCGTGATGCCCATCTTCTTGAAGACCTGTAGGTTTTCGTCGGTGATTTTCCCCAGCAGCTTCGAGGCGTCCGCCAGGGGAATGTTGGCGCCCCGCGCCAGGTCCATCGCCAGCGTCTGACGCTTGAGGGCCTCTTCCGTGTTGCCGGTTGCCTGGGCCAGTTTGCTGAAGGAATCGCGCGTCTCATCATCGGTGAAGCCGAGCGCCTGGTTCGCCTTAATCGCGGCGTTGACCTTCTTCATTTGGGCGTCGTAGTCCCCGCCCAACGACCGGACGGTTGCCCCTAATCGGGCGGTGGAGGCCTCGTCTTCAGCAGCGGCCTTCGCCGCGTCCATGAGGAAGCCCGGGGCCTTGCCGATGATGTTGGCTGAGAGGAACCCCGCCGCCGTGGAGGCAACGTGGCTGAACGCGCCGGAGAGCCCGGAGACCTTCGCGTGCAACTTACCGCTGCTGTCCTCAACCGCCTGCATCGCTCCCTGGAGCGGCTTGGGGTTGCCCAAAAACACGATTTCCAGGCTGCGGGTTGCCATCAGAGCTTTTCCTGCCACTCTTTGACGGTGATCTTCCCGGCATCCTCATACGTGAAGCTCGGGTCTAGCCGTCGTCGTTCGAGCCACAGAAACGCGCGGTCTACAGACCGTGGGCGGCCCTCCATCGGCATCGATGCCGCGCTGCGGATCGAGAAGCCGACCTTTTCCTCGAACAGGGCCAGCTCGAGCTGGCTCACATCCCGTAGCACCACCGTTCGGCCGTACACGACGTCCATCGCTGCCCCCTCCTAGAGCTCGGCCAGCATCATGGCCTCAAACGCGTTGGCATCGTCTTCTGCCGCCCGGCGTGACATCGCTGGGGCTTGTGCCAGGTGTCGCATCTCGTGGCAGGCGACTGCATACGCTGCCTCCGGCTCGACCACGTCCGCCCGAATCCACACGACCGGCGCCGGCTCGGAGTGTTCGTTGAAGCCCCACTTCTGCGGCGTTGCCGCCGCCGGCTGTGTGAACCATTTCAGCTCTGCGATGGAGATCCCGAGTCGCCGGGCGGACCGTTCAATGCCAGCCTTGGCGGCATCCCGGGCGGCCGGGTTGATGAGCCAGGCGTCGCACTCATTGTGCTCGACGGGCTTGGGGAGCGTGGCGAGCGTTGCCTTGGCAGCGGCCACCTCACGGCGGAGGATGTTCTCGTCCCGAATGGCCAGGAGTTCCCCACGCTCCGCGCCAGGGAGTCCATCTGTGCTCGCGTGCTTAATCGCGACCGTGTGCGTGTCGATGCCCGCGCCGGCTAGCACCGGGTCGACGGAGAAGATCTGGACGGCATCAAGGAACCGGACGCGCTGGCCGGCGAACTCGCCGAAGGATTGCCTGAGCACCTTGAACGTGTAGCTCCACTGAGCCAGGCGTCCGAGGTCCTTCAGCGTCTGGTACGCGTCCTTCCCCTGCGTCGTGCTCAGGAACAACCGACCCTCGACGCGAGCGTCGGCCGCGGATACGCGGATGAAGCCTTTCCCAATCGGGGGCCAGTCGATGCGGTGCCCCCATGCCCCGACGATGACCTCGGCGCCGTTTGCAAACGCGCCCGGGCGGGTGACATCGCCGTCATGGTCGACCTGGTTGAACGTCGCGAACACCGCCGAGAATTCGCCCGTAGCCGCGTCAGCCTTGAATTCGACGTGGGTCGTAATGCGCTTGCTCTCGCTCATCCGGAGATCACCTTCCGCAAGCGGGCGATCATGCCGACGCGCTGCGCGCCGATCGGCAGCGGCCGGGGCCTGTGGGGCCGGCAGCGGACTTCGTCGGCCTGCGCATTTTCGAAGAACTCCAGGGCTTCGTCCTCGGCTTCCCTGGCGGCCCGGCACGCTTCCAGTTGTTCTGCGGTCTGGGGGTGCCGGCCGGTCATACTTTCCGGTCCTGCGACTCGCACGGCGCGCAGCGTGACCGCCCTCGCGGCTTCGTAGCGATCGCGGGCTTCTACCAGCGCTGACAGGGCCGCAGCGTGCTCATCGAGCCGTGCCGCCTCGTCGGGTGAGTACGGGCGCCCGGGCGGATAGATGAAGCCGGCTAGCGCTTGAAACTCGTCGGGGGAGTACGGGCCACGCGCAAACCGACCCCGGCCGAGGATGAGAAAATCCGAACGCTCTCGCGAATCCACGGGGAGTGCACGGAGCTCGTCGAAGAAGGCCGCGCGACGCAGCTCGGGCGGGAGCTTCTCCAGACCGGCAATCGCTCGGTCGATTTCAGCTTGGGCTTCGGACATGAAGACGGCCTCCTACGGTTTGTCCGAGGAGGCCGCACGCGGTGCCGAGGAGGACGTTGTGATCACTCTACTACCCCGCGCAATGACCTTCAAGACGACAGATCCGTCGTCACCGCGAGTCGCCCAGACCTCCTGGCCGCATCGGCACGGTAAGCGGAGCAAGGAGAACATCCCTTCCGCGAGAAACCGGCCACAGTTCGGGCAACGAACCTCCGACGTCTTCACAGCGCGCACGCCTTCGCCAGGTCCTTCCGGCGGCTCCATGCCGCCCGACTGCGGCACTTCGTCGTGCAATACCGCCGGCGGCGGGGACTCGTGAACGTCACGCCACAGCCCGCACAGACGAGCTGGTGCGTCGGGCGGGGCCGTAGCGCCCTAGCGACGTGGAAGCGCTTCCCGGCGGCCCTGTGACGGCAAGCAAAGCCGCAGTAGGTGGCCGGCGGACCGTCGCGGTTCAGGATGCGTTCGAAGGCCGCACCGCAGCCGGGGCACGTGGCCAGGTCCGAGATCCCGGTCTTCGTGGTCATCTGAACTGCTCGGGCGTGGGGACGTGAAGGGGTAGTCCTTTGCGGGGCAGCCGCGGCGTCTTCGCTGCCTGGCATGCCACACAGCGGCCGGCGGCGCCGAACCCGAAGAGCACCGTAACGCGCCGCCCGCACCGGGCGCAGTGAAGCCGGTTGCCCTTGCGACGGTTCATGGCGACGCCGTCGTAGCTTCGTGACGGCGATCTAGGTC